ATACGATGAACGAGGACAATATGTTTGCGATGATGATTGCGAGGCACTCGGTAGATACCCGACGTTTTATGATCATACTGTCAACTTTGTTGATACTAACTGCTATTGCTTTAAGCGTGAGTATTTGGTCAGTATTGCTCATTCTTTCTACGGGCAGTGGGGTGCTGACAGACCGTTCTATAAATCTGCCTCAACAAATTTGCCTGCCTTCGGATGCACAGGAGAGGCTACGGTTAATTACCGAGCGCCCGAAAGATTACTTAGCATGTTTAGAGAGGGCAATGAAGTCATGAAAAAAGCCTATGGGGAACCTTTACCTTGGAGAAAAAAATGATCGAAACGTTAGTCAAACCACAACCACTAGATAATGACGTTGCAGTAGTAAAAATATTACAACTGATGGGGCAGTTAACCCCGAACGATATTGCCTATGTGTTAAGGGTATCAGCGCAAGTTTATATGGCTGTTAGAGAGGATAAAAATAATGGAAATTAAATTACGCATTATTAAAGAAAACAAAGACGGGTCTGCCAACGCAGAAATCGACTTTGATAAAGAAGGTTTAGAGTTCTTAGTACAAGAAGGCATACTGCATATACTAGAAGCCTACATTAAACAGAACGAGAACGCCAAAAAAGGGGCTAAGCTACGTAAGAAGTTAGCTAAAAAAGAAGAATTTGATATAGACGGGAGATGCTAAATGAATGGATTATGGGAATTAGCAAACAAGGTTAGTGAGATTGGTTGCAGGATATACGGCATTAAGTGCGTTGCTGAGATGCAAGGCGAGGCTGATTCAGACAACATGAATAGCGGGGTATCTTGGACTATTGCAGAAATGTGCGACATTTATAGCGACAAATTAGAAGAATTATCATCAGCAATTATGTCTGTTAGTCACGAACAAGAAGAACGTATCCGAGAATTAGAAGCGCTTGTAGCCAAACACGAACTGAAAAAAGGGAGAAAGAAATGAGTTTTAAAAAAGATAAACAACCCATGATGCCAGTCATCCAACAAGCGCCATTGGCTAAACTGTTTGTAGCTACACCCATGTACGGCGGTATGTGTACAGGCTTGTATGCGTCGGCAGTAATGCAATGCGTAGGCGCTTTTGGTCAGGCTGGTATTCAGATGTACTACTCGTTTATGATGAACGAGTCTTTGATTACCCGTGCCCGTAACAGTATGGCTTATGACTTTATGAAGTCTGATGCTACACATCTTATGTTTATTGATGCAGACATTGGGTTTAATCCACAAGACATCCCCCGCATGCTTATGGCGGACAAGGATATTATCTGTGGTATCTATCCTAAGAAAGAGATTAACTGGGTAGAAGTTACCCAAGCAGTAAAAGCTGGTGTTCCGCCTGACCAACTGAGTCAGCATACTGGGGCATTTGTTCTTAACTTACCATCAGGTGTACAGAGTGCAACAGGAAACATTAATGAGCCTATTGAGATTGCCAATGGTGGTACAGGGTTTATGTTAATTAAACGTAAAGTATTTGATACCCTTGCTGATAAAGTGCCAAGCTATACAAACGATATGTACCATGCGGTAGACACAGTACGAGAAGTTAAGGTAATTAGAGAATACTTTGCCACCAGCATTGATGAAGAATCTAACCGTTTGTTATCAGAGGATTACCACTTCTGTAAGATTGCAAGGCAAGCTGGGTTTAAAGTTTGGTGTGCGCCTTGGGCTAGTTTTAGTCATACAGGTTCTTATAACTTTAGTGGGCAACTACCGAGGTCAGCATGAACGAAGAAGACTTGAGGGATTGCTTTGCGATGTTTGCAATGATGGGGCTAATTGTAAATGAGGGAAGACTAGATGATCGCATACCTAACAGAGCATACTTGATGGCAGACCTAATGCTAGAGGCACGTAACCCATCCGACGAAGAAGGTATTGCAGTAATTAAAAAGAGGAAGTATGTCAGAAAAAATTGATATGCGTAAAGCGGTAAGGGATGCAGAGGTTAGCCTAACAGGTAAGCGTTACTGTACTAGCTGTCAATCAATGCAACCTGCGTTAACAGGTACGATGTTAGAAGGTAAACGAAACAGATGGCAATGCTATAACTGTACTAAAAAGATAAATGCACGTAAATATGGAAAGGATTAGAGAAGATGACGATATTGAAAGAAGCGCATAATATTATTTATGGTGATCGTGAGAAGACCTACGGACACCCAAGCAAGAACCTTAGCACCATTGCGGTGATGTGGAACGCATACTTAAATGCTAAACCCGTACCTACTGGGGTGTTAGAACTTAACGCTAAAGATGTAGCCGCCTTGATGATGTTAGTTAAAGTGGCCCGCTTTGCTAATGACCCAACACACAGAGATAACTTAGTAGATATTTGTGGTTATGCCGCATTGATCGAACGGTGTGATGAGGCTGAGACAGACGATGCGTAAGCCCTTTGAGCAAGAACTTCACGACCTTTACGATGCGCCCGCAAAAGAAATGGTAGCTGATTTTGTGGAAAGAAAATGTGGTGTAACGGTACAACCAAACCCCGATCAATACGGAGTTGATCTGTTAGTATTGAAGGAAGGTAAGTTGGTTGGCACAATTGAGGTAGAAGTTCGCCAATGGCATCCGTGCCCATATCCGACAATCCATGTGCCTGAACGTAAACGTAAGTTCTTCTCAGAGAATTCTTTATTCTTTGCGCTGACAAAAGAAATGACCCATGCGTACTGGATTCAGATGAAAGACATAGATCAATACCCTGTTAGGGAAATCAGCAATTACAAAGTTGCTAGAGGTGAGCTATTCTTTGATGTACCCACAGACCAATTTGTATATACGGATTTAATAAATGACTGATTTAGAATTTACAAAACAAGATGCACAAGAAGCCTTTTTTAATTTAGGTAAGATGGCTGGAAGACTGAGCCATGACGAGGGTAGAAGATTAGCTATGTTGACACAGATCATTGCAAGCTATATGACGCAATTAGAGGAGAAGCTGAGTGAACACAACGAAAAAAGAACTTGAGAGCGCATTAAAAAGGTTAGTAGAGTCTGCATCTAACTACGTTCAAGACGATATATGGTACGTTGCTTTAATGCTTGATATACAAAATGCTGCCTTTGTATTAGGTGATGACGCAACCCATGATTGGGTAGAAGAATGTTTAGAAGGGATTACAGAGTGAACTTAATAACGATTGACTTTGAGACTTACTACGATAAGTCTACATATAGTTTATCGAAATCGACCACAGAAGAATATGTGCGTGACCCCCGTTTTGAGGTAATCGGAGTAGCTGTTAAGGTTAACAACGAAGAAACCGAGTGGGCTAGTGGTACACACGAACAGATTAAGAAGTGGTTACAAGGATTTGATTGGGCTAACTCAGGTGCGCTTGCACACAACATGATGTTTGATGGCTTTATCCTTTCCGAAAGATTTGGCATTGAACCAAAGATATACCTTGATACTTTATGTATGGGTCGTGGGCTACATGGTGTGGAAGTTGGTGGCAGCCTAGCTGCATTAACTACAAGATACAACTTAGGTGTTAAGGGTGATGAGGTTATCGCAGCATCCGGGAAAACTCGGATCGACTTTACAGATGAAGAACTTAATAGATACGGTGATTACTGTGTCAATGATGTGGAATTAACCTACAAACTATTTCATACAATCATGGCAAAGGGGTTCCCCAAAAAGGAACTAAAGATCATCGACCTAACCCTTCGGATGTTTACCTTGCCGAAACTAGATTTAAACCTAACTATGTTAGAGCAACATCTACGAAACATTCAGGATAAGAAAGCCCTACTATTATTAGAGGCTGACGTTGAGAAGACCGAGTTGGCTTCTAACCCGAAGTTTGCCGCCCTCTTAGAAAAGATGGGTGTGCCTGTGCCAATAAAGATTAGCCCTGCAACAGGAAAGGAAACATTTGCCCTTGCTAAAAATGATGAAGAGTTTAAGGCTTTGGCTGAACACCCTGATCTTAGAGTTCAGGCACTCGTTGCCGCTAGACTGGGGACTAAGTCAACCCTTGAGGAAACCCGAACAGAAAGATTTATCGGAATCTCAAAAAGAGGATTGATGCCAGTCCCCCTAAAATACTATGCGGCACATACGGGAAGGTGGGGTGGTAGTGATTCCCTAAACTTGCAGAACCTTCCAGCACGGGGTGATAACGGTGGGAAGTTAAAGAAAGCAATTGAAGCTCCTGAAGGCTATGTAATTATTGATTCAGACTCATCACAGATTGAAGCACGGGTACTTGCTTGGTTAGCAGGACAGAACGATTTGGTGGAGGCATTTAAGAATGGCGAAGACGTTTACAAGATCATGGCTTCGGCTATATATGAAAAGAGCGCAGATAAAATCACGAAGGAGGAACGCTTCGTCGGGAAGACGACCATCCTTGGCGCTGGCTACGGGATGGGGGCAAAGAAATTCGGGGCACAACTTAAGACGTTCGGTACGAGTGTTACTGAAGAGGAAGCCCGTCATATCATCGAGGTATACCGACAAACATATCCTAGCATTGTTAGCTTGTGGCGAGAAGCGCAGACGGCCCTAGAAGCATTAACTAAAGGCATGACAACATCTTTGGGTAAAGAAGGTGTACTAAGTCTGGTCCCAGAAGAACGTGGAATTCGATTGCCAAGTGGCTTGTTGCTTCGTTACGACGGATTGATAGCACTACGGGGTGAGAAAGGTATGCAATACAATTACAGGACTCGCTTCGGATGGAACAATATCTATGGCGGTAAGGTTATTGAGAACGTCTGCCAAGCCCTTGCTAGATGTATCATTGGCGAACAGATGATTAAGATTGCTAAGAAGTATGATGTCGTATTGACGGTTCATGATGCGGTTGCATGTCTTGCACGTGAGGAAGAAGCTGAAGAAGCCCAAGCCTACGTAGAGGAGTGCATGAAGTGGACACCTGAGTGGGCAGATGGTTTGCCTGTTAGTTGTGAGAGTGGGTACGGGAGGAGTTATGGAGATTGCTGAGGAATACAGATTAAAAGTATCAGTTAGAAATAACTTAATATTAAAAGCTATGGAAGCCCAAGGGTATACAAACATACATAAGTTCTCTAAAGCATGTGATGTTTCTATTACAGGGTTATATGATTTAATTAATTTAAAGGCTGCCCCTATAACTGAAGACGGGGAGTTTAGTAAAGTAGCAAAACAGTTAATGGAAGCCCTTGGTGCTTGCCCAGTAGAACTTTGGACTGAGGAACAACTAACTTTAAAACTAAGAACGAACAGTGTAGAAAGACATCTTAGTAAAGAGGCGTTACAAGAAGCCTTACAGTCTAATGCTAGAAGTTTAGTTGGCTTACCTTATGATGAGGTAGTTGACAAAGAAGAAGTTACATTAGTTAGGGACACGCTAGATAGCTTAACACCTAGAGAAGCGCAAGTATTAAGCATGCGTTTTGGAATAGGTAATGAAGATGAAGGTTCTTTAGAGGAAGTAGGTAAAAAGTTGGGGGTATCACGTGAGCGTGTTCGGCAGATGGAAGCTAAAGCATTACGTAAGATGCGCCACCCTTCAAGATCAGATAAATTAAGAGAACTTTTAGATGAGGAATAGTATGAATTTAGAACCTGTGGGCGCAGTTGTTTTTGATTACGCAGATTTATTATTACGTGCTAGGACTAACCTACG